AGAGCCAACAGGTCATTTGAATGCTAGAAAAATGCCGTTAAGATGCCATGAAGATATTTTGGTTTTCTACAAGAAGTTGCCAACATACAACCCACAAAAAACAACAGGACACGAGAGAAAGGTATCAACCTCAAATCACAAAAGGAATGCAAAAAAAGGCGAAGTGTATTCAGATTATAAAAATACTTGTTATGACAGTACCGAGAGATACCCCAGAAGTGTTTTGAAATTTTCAACAGACAAGCAGAAAAGTAAATTACATCCAACCCAAAAGCCTGTAGCACTAATGGAGTACCTAATAAAAACCTATACAAATGAAAGCGAAACCGTTTTAGACTTCGCTATGGGAAGTGGCACAACAGGTGTTGCTTGTAAGAACTTAAACAGGAACTTCATTGGAATTGAAATGGATGATAATTATTTTGATATTGCACATGAACGTATCAATGAGTAAAGCACAGATAGAGTTACCACCTAAGTTGGTTCCTGTGTTCGAGGGAGAAACAAGGTACAGGGGTAGTTATGGATCTAGGGGTTCAGGCAAGACAAGAACCTTTGCACTAATGACTGCGGTGATGGGTTATCGTTGGGGTATGAGTGGCAAGAGTGGACAAATCCTCTGCGCTAGGGAATTTATGAACTCGCTTGATGATTCATCCCTAGAAGAAATCAAGACTGCCATTAGGTCAATAGACTGGCTCAATGATTATTACGATGTGGGCGAGAAGTACATTCGATCTAAAGACGGCAACATACATTACACCTTTGCAGGACTCAGACGTTCACTCGATGCGATTAAGTCTAAAGCTAGAATATTATTAGCGTGGGTCGATGAAGCAGAAGCTGTGAGCGATATAGCATGGACTAAATTAATACCTTCGGTGCGTGAAGAAAACTCAGAGATATGGGTAACGTGGAATCCTGAATCAAAGTACAGTGCCACCCATGAACGCTTTAGAGAAAACCCACCTAAAGACTCTAAGATAGTAGAGCTTAACTACACAGATAATCCTTGGTTCCCAGGAGTGCTTGAAAATGAAAGATTAGAAGATAAAGAAAAGCGTCCTGATGTGTATAAACATATTTGGGAGGGTGATTTCTTAACCTTTAGCAAAGGCGCTTATTATGCCAAACAGTTAGAGGCGGCAAGAGAAGATGGACGCATAGGCACAGTACCGATTGATCCGATACTGCCGGTGAGTAGTTTTTGGGATTTGGGTATTGCAGATGCAACTGCCATTTGGTTGGTGCAACAAGCAGGCACAGAAATAAGAGTCGTGGGTTATTATGAAAACTCAGGTGAAGGACTACAGCACTACATCAACTGGCTGCATGATTTTAGAGACAAGCATTCAATCGTGTTTGGTGATCACTTCGCACCGCACGATATAAAGGTTCGAGAATTGACCACTGGTAAAACTAGAAAGGATCAAGCCAGACAGATGGGCATAGTTTTTAGAGTAACACCTAACATTCCGATTATGGATGGTATTGAAGCAGCCAGACGCATATTCCCACGATGTTACTTTGATGAGAAGCGTTGTTCAGATGGCTTAAAGGCATTGTCTCATTACCGCTGTGAATACGATGAGGACAAAAGGATGTTTAAAGACAGGCCATTACACAATTACGCATCACATTCGGCTGATGCTTTCAGATACTTTGCAGTGGCTTGGCGAGATAAACGAGAAAAAGGCTTGAATCAACAAGCCGTTATGAAACAAGAGTGGAGTGTGTTTTAGTGTGGCTTAAACAACAAGCATTAATTGATACTTGGGATCAGTCATTTATTGATTGGTTTGTCGTCTTTGAACAAGGTGATATGCAATACTGGTGGGCTAAGTATTTACAACCAGGCTTTAGACATTGTTATGCGGTTAGATGGGATGGCTTTAACTGGATTGGTTATTATCCACATTTAGGACATACTGACATTGATGTGCTTAATTTTGGTAAATACGATTCAATACTAAATGTAGTTGCAAATACAGATTGTAGTGCTATACTGTATCTCAAAGTGTGGCGAGACTCAAAACGAATAAGAGCGCCTTGGCCTACTGTAAGCACTTGTGTAGAACAAGTGAAAGCAATACTAGGGGTTCGCAAATGGTTTCTGTTCACAGCTTGGCAGTTATTTAATTATTTGGAGAAACAAAATGGGCGGATTATTCAGCAAACCTAAAGCACCACCAACACCAGCACCTACGGTTATTTATCGAGACAGAGTGCGTTCCGAAACGGCAAAGGTCGATACTAAACTAGATGCAGCAAAGAAGTCTAAAGCAGGCACAGGCAGAGCTTCACTATCAACAACCGAAGCAGGACTTAAACCAACAACAGCAGAAAAAGACGCTAAGAGAAAACGCACAAGAGTGTCGGGTCGATACGGCAGACGTTCATTGTTCAGTGGCCAAGAGACAGGCCTGAAGAAAGGACTAGGCTAATGGGAAGTGTAACAAGAATATTTAAGAAGCCTTCAGCACCAACACCAGAATCACATCCGATACAAAAGGTTGCAGCTGCGGTAGATAAGCCGGCAATTAATGCTATGGCTAATATGCAGAAAGCAGATCCAAGTTTTATGAAGAAGGTTGGTTCTACTAAAGAATCAGATCCTGTAGCAAAAGACACATTAGGATCAAGTAAAAAGAAAAAGAGATTACGTGATGGCAGACGTTCACTGATCTCTGGTTCAGCTATGGGCGTATCAGACAAACTAGGATAATCTATGGAATACAAAATACCCAAGAAATTAGGTACAGTTAAGCAACTGATTGATCGGTTCGATGTGGCTAAAGCAAGGAAAGCACCTTGGATTGATCATTTAAGAGAGTGTTACGAATACACCTTACCCCAAAGAGAGACGTTTAACTCTTATTCGTCAGGTCAACGTAAGAACCGAGACATATTCGATTCAACCGCAGTGATTGGTGTTCAGTCTTTTGCCTCTCGAATGCAAGCCACGATGGTACCGCCTTGGCGTAGATGGTCAATTCTTTCACCTGGCAGTGATATAGCAGAAGAATTTAAAGAAGAAGCACAAACATTACTTGATGCAACCACAAAAGTTATCTTTGATCACATTAATCACTCTAACTTTGCCACCCAAACACACGAAGCATTCTTAGACTTAGCCATCTCAACTGGTGCAATGACGATTGAGCGCTCGAAGAAACCAGGCGCTGCATCAATGCTTGAGTTTAATGCGGTTCCTTTAGCTGAAATATACCCAGAAGAAGGCCCTAACTCTAGCATTGAAACGGTTTGGCGTGAAAGAGAAGTCGCTGCACGTAACATTGAGCGTGAGTGGGAAGGTGCGAATATATCTGAACAAACACAAAATCTCATTATTTCTAAACCCAATGCCAAAATAACCATCATTGAAGGGTGTGTGTATGAGCCAGAATCTGATATGTATTACACTTGCATTATTGAGAAGAAACAAAAGCACATCATTTACACCGAAGAAATGGAAATATCGCCTTGGATTATATTCAGAGAGATGGTCGTGCCTGGTGAAACACTAGGTCGTGGTCGTGTGATGCAGTTACTTCCAGACATTAAAACACTTAATAAGGTTAATGAATTTACCTTACGCAATGCAGCACTAGCTATCTCTGGTGTTTATACAGCACAAGACGATGGGGTGATTAATCCATACACAATGACATTAGAGCCAGGGGCGGTTATTCCTGTAGGATCAAATGATAACTCTAACCCAACACTCAAACCACTAGAGCGTTCAGGGGATTTTAATGTCGGTGAGTTAATCTCATCTGAATACCGAGAAAGAATTAACAAAGGCTTGTTTGCTGAACCGTTTGGTGGCATGGAGTCACCCACTAAGACAGCAACAGAGATGAGCCTTAGAGGGCAAGAGTTAGTCATGAGTGCTGGTTCAGCTTTCTCAAGGTTGCAAACTGAGTTTGTGGAGAAGGTGATTAGACGTGTGGTGCATATTTTGTCTAAAGAAGGCAAGATTGATGATGTTAAAGTCGATGGTCGTTTAGTCACCATCAAACACACTTCACCATTAGCCAGAGCGCAAGATCAAGAAGATCTATTATCCATGCAACAGTTTATGGAAATGGGTGGTGCATTAGGCCCAGAGATGTTCGGCCTTGGTGCTAAATTAGAGGACATTGTGGCTTGGACAGGGCATAAGTTAGGTATTGAACAAAAACTACTTAGAACACAAGCAGAGCGTGATCAGATGCAAGAACAAGCGGCTGATATGATGAATGCACAACAAGCACAAGCACAACAACAAGCACAACCACAAGGGCCGCAAATAGTCAATGGATAAAAGTTGGGGAGCGCTCGATCTCGAAGGTGATCATCTGACAAAGATGAGGGCTGACAATGAAGCAAAGGCACAAGAGATTGCCTCACAGTTTTTTCAATGTTTTAACAGTGATGCTGGCAAGTTGGTACTCAATCGACTTAAAGACATTACTATTAATCGACCTGTTCTGTATGCCAATTCAACACAATTCAGTGCTGGCATTCGGGAAGGTCAAAATCAAATTGTTCGACAAATACTTGAACAAATTAAAATAGCAAACGGAGAGTAAAAAATGAGTGAAGAAACACTGATAGAAGATACACCTGTGGAAACACAAGCAGAAGAAGTAACAGCAGATACCATTGAAACCACAGAAGGAACAGCAGCAGAAGCAGAACGTCCAGAGTGGTTAAAAGAAAAATACACCAGTGTTGATGATCAAGCTAAAGCTTATTCAGAATTAGAAAAGAAGTTTGGTGGCTTTACAGGCGCACCCGATGAATAT